TACAGTTAAGTCTAAGAGCAAGCCATTCATAAACACCTGCACAAAGTTCTGTGTGTGTGCTATACTAAACACAGTCTGACCTGCAGTAGCTGTGAACGTGGTGCTACTGTAGTTGCCAGAACCTATGAGGTTAGCTACATCTCTTGCTCTTGTCATGTGTTCCTCCTAACCTATTAAGATTCCAGTAAAAGATGTGTATCCAGCACCACCAACAATAGTAGTTGCTTGGGCTTTTTCACTAGCCAATCTTACGACATCATTAGCAGCTAAATTCATAATAGCTGCGTTGTTTGCTGCAAAATAACTGCCACCACTACCACCTTTACCCCACCAATGAATATATCTTCTGGAGCCATTAATTTGAAACTCTGAACCAAAGTAGGTCATAGAACCGACACTACCACTAGCAGTTATATTAGCTGTAAATAAGTATCGACCAGCTACTGGTGCAGTAAAAGTACCTGAACTAAAATGGTTGCCAATATTAGCTCTAGTTGCCCAGCTATCCCCAGTTGACAAATTATAGACACCAGAAGTATGATTTGAATTAGCTGTTAAATAAGCATCAAACATAGGCTGATAGGGTAATGTCATACCACCATCATTCCTAAAAGTAGCCATTGTGTTTCCACTACCGCCACTTATGTTTAATGTATCTGAAGCACCACCATATTTAATACTAAACCCATTAGAATTATTTGCTAATCTAAGTCCAACTGCATTTGTTGCACCACTATTTGTGGTATTTCTTTTCATGTCTAATAAAAGAGTAGCGTCTGCTCCATAAGCGCTTCCACCACCATCTACAATTGTAAGGTTATTTGTTGGTGCTGTCGTTCCTATACCCACTCTATTATCTGCTACGTCAACGTGAAGCGTGTTAGTATCTACAGTAAGGTCACCTGTCATAGTCGTTACACCAGTAACACCTAGCGTACCACCTACGGTTACATTACCACTATTAGTTACTGTACTACTATTAGTTACTGTACCACTGTGAGTTACGTTACCAGTAAACGTACCACCTGAAGCAGGTACATAATCATTGTCTGGTATGTTTGACTCAAACGATACAATGTTGATAACGTCATTCAGGTTAGCTGCAGATGCTAGTGTAACTGTACCAGTGCCAGTTGTGGTGAAGTCACTATCATCCATGAGGATACCATTGACGTATACCTCTATCTGTCCAACAGTAAAGGCTAATACTTTACCGTCATCATCAGCACCAGTAAACGCTGTCTGACCCTGCGTAGCAGTGTAGTCAAACTTAGTTCTGCCAAATGATCTTATGTCTTTAGGTTCAGTGCCGATGTATGACATTGATATTCCTTACTCTGGTTTGGACTCTTCAACTTCAGATGCTTTCTTAACAACCTTTAAGTCAAACGCTTGTGTTACCTGTGCGTCTTCACCAACAGCTAGTGCTACTGAGTTAGCATTGCAGTGTGTTACAAGAGCAGCAATGATCTCATCCTTGGCTATTCTAGCTCTGTTAGTCAAAGCATTATCAGCCCAGTCTTGTGGGGATGCTGCTGCATACTCAAGACACTTTAGTTCTGTGTCGGTTAGTGTTACTTTAATCTCTGCCATATTATACTCCTAGGGTTTTGTGGGCCAAGTTACATCATCTAAACTGGTTGCGCTCTTTGTTATGTCACGCAAATCAGTTCTATACTTCTTCTGTGCATCAGTCATGGTTAGGTCACTTGATGCCCACCAGTCTGTCTCTGCTATTCTACGGTTACGTTCCTCACGCAGTAGCTTCATGGGTTCTGCTGCTACAAGGGCATCCTTCTTAGCTTTGACTGCATCCCACGTTGTACCGAAGTGTGATGGGTCTGAGCTTTCTATGGCAGAGCCATTGCTGTCTGCACCCATGACCTTACGGTACATAGTCTCAAACTCTTTTTGTGTTGTAGGCTCACCTCGTAACACCCATTCGGTTACGCCTAGTTCGCCTAATGCTGTTGCTATATCTGTCATTTGTTTATCCTATTAAATGTCCAAAAAATTGAGTGCTTCCGTAATCAGCACCAGAAATACCTCTTGCAGGACCATAAGCTTTTGCAAGAACAGCAACCCCAGCACCTAAACTTACTTGGGTGGAACAACATGAACCGTATCTAGCATTAGACCCTTTAATATAAAAATCTACAGCCCCAACTGTAGCTCCTCCTGCTTGAATTGACACGATACCTTGAGACTCAGAACCAGTATTTGCAACATATGAGTAAGAAAGATAAAAATGATAAATACCAGCGACAGGCGTTGTAAAAGTATGAGTACTAGTATTGAAGCTATTACCAATATTATAATTTGTTGCATTAAACTGAATTGTAGTAAAACTGTTTGCTGTGGGCGCACTTTGGTCACCAGTCATATGTGCTCTAAAAGCTGGTCTAGCTGGAGTTAACGGTCTACCACTGCTATCTATGGTTAACCCAGTAGTACCGCCAGTATTCTGTATCGTATCAACTTTTAAGATAGAACTCATTGGGCTATCTCCATTATAGTCATGTTTGTGGTAGCACCTTGATATGAAACAACCCAACTAGAACCAGTTGAGCCTACATAACAATTCAAAGCTACCGCTTTAGAACCACTCCATGATGCTAGTTCACCTTCAGCGCTATATGTATATCTATGATCATTAAATGTTTCTGGATAACCCATAGTTGCGTTTATATTACCTTGTTGTACCCCAGCTAAAAAGATTCGAGAGTTAAACCAAGTGTTGACCCCTGCTCCTGTAGTCTTTCTTAAATTGTGAAAACAATAAGAAACACGAATTTTACTAGTAGTTAACTTTGGTGTAAAGTTCATTGTCAAAACAGTCGCACTTGCACCAGCAGATATAGTTGTAGCTGTACTTAACTCCGCTTGTTGATACTGAACAACATGATCTGGAATAGCCACACCATTACCACTAGTCTTTTCGTTTATGGTGTCTACCTTCAGGATACTCATCCTGCTATCTCCCATGCTATAATACCGCTTCGTGTAGTATTATTTCCGTTTGCGTCATAATTATTATACCCAACAGTACCACCAGCAGGAGTTCTAAAGAATAATTCATAAGTCTGAGCACTTGTTGATGAAGGACTATCTAACCATGACCAAGATAATGACTGTCCATAATTACTCGTATATCCTTGGGATGCATGCTCTTGCCCATAATTACTTGCTATCCAACCATGATCAGACGCGTTTCTATATAACTTAAATTGATGATAAGCAGTATGGGTACTCGTATAAGTGCCATTCATATTACACATTAGTAAAATCTTACTACTCGTTGCAGATGGTGTAATAGCTACTGAAAGACCTGTGCTAACAAAATGTGTTGTGGTTGTACTTGTCCATATAGTTCTTATGCTTTCAACAACTTGCATCACTGCTCCAGCACTTGGTACAAGCGTTCCTCCACTAGCGTCTATAGTCTGACCAGACGGTACGATAATCTTATTGGCATTACCGCCAGAGCTAAGACCTTTTAAGTTTTCTACGTGTAAAGTACTCATATGATTGTCAAGTTCCCATTAACTGTAAGCGTTATGCTTGACGCTATTGTTAGAGGTCCATTACAACTAGCATTGTGTGAGCTAGGTATAGTTGTGTCTGTACCCATAGTCTGATCATTAGTCTGAAACAACGCTGTCTTAGTTGTGTTCTGTGTTGTATCAAACAGTGTAGCTCTAATGCTGCTTGCAAATGTACCACCACCTGATAGTGTGGGTGCATCTGCTACGCTGAATATGTTGTGAGATACAATAGTCATCTCATCGTTTAGTGCAGCAGCAGCGCCTAACACAACTGTAGTTCCTGTGGTAGCTGTGTAATCAGCAGGTTGTAATAGTATTCCGTTTTGATATACGTCTACGTTTCCAATAGAGTATACAGCATTAAATGTGGTTTGTCCAGCAGTAGCTGTATATGTTTGCGCTCTTCTTGTACCTTCGGTTAGTGATTGTCCTATGTATGCCATGTGTTTATCCTATTTATTTAAGCTACTAAGTAACCATAGAAATATGTTTGATTAACAATCGTTGCTTGAGCAGCCCCAGCATTAACATAATATTGCATTTTAGCAGTATCGTTTGCATCCATATCAGTTAAGACTGAGTAACTTGGTGTGTAATAAGCTCTGTCATTTCCAACATCAGGGTCAAATATATAAGTAAAAGTTCTATTAGATGTTACTAAATAAAGGCTATAACTAGTTGTTGATGCATCAATATTGTCTAGCCTCATTTCAAAACCCAAAAGGTATTTGCCAGTAACAGGCGCAGTAAAAGTATTAGATGCAAAATTACCACCAAGGTCAAATATTTCTGTACCAAAAGGTATGTCTACATTATTAGCACCAGACACCGCTAAATTATTTATAGTACTAGTAACTTTAGCTAAGAACGCTGGTTGTGCAGTCTTTGTTACTATACCATTGTGAGTTACTGCACCACTGTGAGTTACTGCACCACTGTGAGTTACTGCACCTGTAAAAGTAAACCCATCCGCTGCTATAGTTGCTAGATCGTGTGACTTACCCATTAGGTAATCTCCAATATACTCATCATTACATCACAAGAGGAGGCAGCACTTGATGTCACTTTAATCTTATCGTTTGTTTGTAGAACGACTTTTTGATCACCTCCTACGACAACAAGACTGCCTCCGCTAGGTACTGTAGCTTGTTTAACTAAGAACGTATCATTAGATCCGTCATTGTGTGCTACATCAACTGTTATAGCTGCAGTAGTTCTATTAGCACAAGACAAACCGATAACGGTTGTAGCTGTGCTGCTCCCTACTGTGTAGCTTCCCACTATGGTGGCTGATGTGCCTATGCTACGTGAAGTCTTTCTAAGAAATGTATTTGCCATATTGCTATCCCAAAGCTATTGCTAGTGCAACGGCTGAACCTGCTGCATCAAAAGCTGTTGATGCCGCTACACGTGCATCTGCTCTAGCGTTTGTGAAGTATAAATTAGTAGACCCTTCTGATAGATCATCTGTGTCGTGATTACCAAAAGAGATTATAGAGTTTAAATCGTGATCGTTAGATGCAGGGTCAAGGTGAGCAGCAACACTAGCAGGTAAAGTTATGAATACAAACTTAGTTCCTGCTGAGAAGTTTGTTGCTGATCCACTGTTTGAACTAGATAGTACTGTAGTTCGTGTTAGTGTGTTAGTGCCACTGTATGTACCTAGTCCTACTTCCCACTCATCAGTACCATTAGCTGTATGCACAATGGCGTAGTAAGTCGTGTCATTAGTAGACATGACTGATGCGAATGTATCGAAGGTAGCACTTGCACCACCAAGAGTTAGGTTTGATGTTCCTGTAGTAGTAGTGGTTTCACGTACACGGTCTTTTAGTACTAATGCCATTGTATTACCTTTACGTTATACGTATGACTGCGTTGGATGCATCTGCTGTAGGAAAGATAACAGTAAAGTCACCTGCTGTTGAGGCTACGTTTGAGCCAAACGAGAATACAGCTATAGCTTTGTTACTGACTGAACTGTTATACAGTAAAGCTCCAGCAGCAGTAATTGTTAAGTTAGAGAATACTTCATCTGCAAAGTCTACAAGTGCCGTATCCCCCGATAATGAAATGACAGGCGAATCCAATCCCTGTCCTCCTGCACTATAGTTTGTTCCTGTAGCTTCATCTGAGTTAGCTGTAAGGTCTGAATAGTTAGTGGTAGCTTTACTGAAGCTACTTGTAGGAGATGGTTTAATTAACGCTATCTTTAGCGTGTGTGTGTCTAAGTCGTGAACACCCCCAAGTAGCTCTTGCTTGAAGCTGTTGCACATTGCTGTAGTAATA